AACAGATGTTATGAGGTTAGAGTGAAAATCGTTGTTGACGACCTGGAATTTGAAAGTCAGTTTCCTCTTATGAACGGCTCCAATCCCGTAAAGGATAATTCTCTTACTCAGCAGAGACTGTGGAATGCTCAGACAAGAGCTTTTGTAAAGGGTGTAGCTATTCATATTGGTTTGGGATTCTCTTTATGGTTGTCTGACTATGAAGGGATGGAAGATACAGACGATTTAAGTTTCCACAGCCTTACGAAAGTTAGACAGCGATTTGAGGAAACATATTCTTCTAAGCTTAGATTGGGACTAAGTGCAGCAGAGATTGCAAAAGCTTTAAGTATGACGGTAGATGAAGTAAAAGCGATATTTGCGAACTTCGATACTCTTATTAGATTCGAAGAAAACCTCAAGGCAATAAAGGTATGATAGCAGATAATGACAGAAGCGGTTATTTCGGAGCAAGTGACACACCGTACATAATCGGGAACACAGAAACAAAGAGCTTTGAAAAATGGTGGCTTGAAAAGTGCGGAATACTTCGCAACACCTTCATCAATGATGCTATGTGCGCAGGAACGCATTACGAACATAAAATCCTTGAACATATAGGCGTTGAAAATATGGACAGGCAGATTATCATTGAGGATTTGAAGCTTCGGGTTAATCTTGATGGGGATATGAATCGGAAGATATACGAGGTTAAAACATACAAGCGCGAGAACGGATTTAAAGTACCTAAGAGGTATGTTAATCAGGTTAATGTTCAAATGTTTGCTACAGGCTTCAGAAGTGCTGATATTGTTGCATACGGACTTACCGAGTATGATTATAGGAATTACTTCAACCCGATAGATGATGAGAGGTTATCCTTTCACCCGGTAGAGTATGACGAACGGTGGATAAACAATATATATCTTCCGAGGTTAGAGTACTTTGCAGAATGCTTGAAGAAAGGAGTAATGCCAAGATGTTTGAAGCAGTAGGTGAAATATATAAAGTCAAGGACGGCCGTGCAATTATAGTTGCTGACATAGACCCTTACAAGGCAGAACGGCAGGAAATAAAAAGTTGCTTAGTTCGGTATGATGACGGACGACATATATCAGCTGATCAGAGACGAAAAATATACGCCACAATTGCGGACATAGCAGAATATACCGGTAATGCTCCTGAAATGGAAAAGGCTTTGCAGAAATTCTTTTACATAGAGCGGTACGGGGTGGATTATTTCAGCCTTTCAAATTGTACTGTGACAGAAGCAAGAGAGTTTATCAACTATCTTATAGACTTCTGCTTTGAGAATAATATCGGAACCCGGGACACTCTTTTGAATCGTACCGATGACATAAGCAGATATTTGTATTCTTGTCTCATAAATCGTAAATGTGCGGTATGTAATCAGAGGGCAGATATTCATCATTGCGAGGGTTCGCGTATCGGTATGGGTTTCAACCGCCGTAAGGTAAACAATATCGGAAGATTTGCTATAGCTCTTTGTCGAAAGTGTCACAGTATTGCACATAACGATGAAAAAGGATTCTTTGAAAGAAATCATATCTACGGTGTACAGCTTGATGCATATGCCGTAAAGAAATTAAAACTGTGAGGTGGTTTTATGAAGAAACCGACACAATGCGAAAGAATTATACAGTATATGAAAGATTTCGGAAGTATAACAACGCTACAAGCATTTACGGATTTGGGCTGTACGAGACTTGCAAGTAGGGTTAATGATTTAAGGAATCAAGGCTATGACATAAAGAGCGAATTTGTTTCAGGGAAGAACAGATATGATGAAACGGTGAGCTACAAAAAGTATTATTTAGGAGAGATTTAAATTGTATGGAAGAGGTAAAGTGGATAAAAATTCACGTTAATATGTTTTCAAACAGAAAGATAAAATTGATACGTTCTATGAAAAACGGAGATAGTTTTGTACTTCTGTGGACGATGCTTCTTACTGCTGCCGGTCGATGTAATGCTGATGGGAAATTATACATAGCGGATGGCGTTCCTTATACAGAGGATATGTTTGCTACAGAGTTCGATATGAAGGTTTCTATTGTCAGAGATGCATTGCAAGAATTTGAGAAATTCAAGATGATTTCCCGAATTGATGGGGTTTATTGCGTTCTCGGTTGGAGCGAATATCAAAATATAGAAGGCATGGATAAGATAAGAGAACAGACGCGAAAACGCGTTGAGAAGTACCGCGACAAGAAAGAAATTGCAATAAAGGACAACGTTACTTGTAACGCTAAAGTAACTCCGTGTAACGTTACAAGTAACGTTACGGTAACGCAATGTAACGCAACAGATATAGAAATAGATAAAGAAGAAAGAAATAAGAATATATTATCTACTACTATTAAGGCGTACGAGAAGCATATTGGAGCAATTACCGAAGTGACAGCTGAAGCTATTTCGGAGTGGCTTGAAAAAGGTGCTGACTCTTCGCTTATTATATTTGCCTTTGAACAGGCGGTGGAATATAACGCAAGAAGTTGGAAATATGCTGAGAAAATTATAAGCACACATTTTAATGCCGGGCGAAAAACAAGAACGGCTGCTGAAAACTTCGGAAAGAAAAAGACCGACAAGAAAAAAAGCGGTTCATATGAGCCTGACGATATGGCGGCTATGGAACGAAAAATGAGACTTGAAAGGATGAAAAATAATGCTGAATAAAGTAATTTTAATGGGTCGGCTTACACGTGACCCGGAACTCAGAAGCACACCGCAGGGAGTAAGCACCTGCAGTTTCTCATTGGCAGTAGACCGTAGCTTTGTCCGTGAAGGAGAAGAACGCAAAGCGGATTTTATAAACTGCGTTGCGTGGAGACAGACCGCGGAGTTTATTTCTAAATACTTCAAGAAAGGAAATATGGTTGCTCTTGAGGGGAGCATTCAAACTCGCTCTTGGGACGATCAGGACGGAAAGAAGCATTATGTAACTGAGGTTATTGTAAGTCAGGTATATTTTGCCGAGGGGAAGAGAGAATCCGAAGACGCTCCGGCAGAAATAGATATGGGTGATGATGACGATTTGCCATTCTCTGTGAGGTGACGGGATGAGTTTATTTGTAGATAACTTTGCTGGTGGCGGTGGTGCTTCCACCGGAATTGAAATGGCAATAGGCAGAAGTGTGGATATAGCAATCAATCACGACCCTGATGCTATAGCAATGCACAAAGCGAATCATCCTAACACACGTCATTACTGTGAAAGTGTGTGGGAAGTAGACCCTGAAGAAGCCTGTGAGGGTGAAGAAGTTGCTCTTGCCTGGTTCTCTCCCGATTGCACACACTTCTCAAGAGCAAAGGGTGGCAAGCCTGTAGATAAGAATATCAGAGGTCTTGCGTGGGTAACTATCAAATGGGCGTATGCAGTAAGACCAAAAGTAATAATGCTTGAGAATGTTCCCGAAATACAGACGTGGGGACCACTTGACAATAACGGAAAACCTATAAAAGAGCGTAGCGGAGAAACTTTCAACGGATTTATTGCCGTGCTTACTACAGGATTATCCAAAGAACACCCCGCATTTATTGAGATGTGTGCTGCACTTGAAATTGATGTTTATTCACGTATGGCTTCTGAGCTTTCAAACGGATTGGGATATGATGTGGATTTCAGAATACTCCGTTCCTGTGATTACGGTGCGCCTACAACGCGTACACGGTTTTACATGATTGCAAGAAGTGACGGTAGAAAGATTGTATGGCCTGAACCTACACATGCGCCAAAGGACAGTATAGAGGTCAGATGCGGTATGCTTCAACCTTACAGAACAGCAGCGGAGTGTATTGATTGGAGTATTCCTACACAGAGTATTTTTGAAAGGGATAAACCTCTTGCGGAAAATACTCTTAAGCGAATTGCAAGAGGTATAAAGAAGTTTGTAATTGATAATCCTGAACCGTTTATTATTCATTATAAGTTTGATAATGAGCCAGAAAGTGTTAATAAGCCACTTTCTACAGTTACATCAGTAAACAGCCATTATGTGGTAACCCCTACGATTATGTGTAACAATACAGGGAATGTAGGAGCGAGCGCAGATTCTCCATTGCCGACTGTAACAACCGGAAACAGAAATTTTGTAGTCGCACCTTCAATAGTTCCCGTAGGGTATGGCGAAAGGAAAGGACAGAAACCAAGAGTGAGCGATATAGAAGAGCCGTTAAGCACGGTGGTAGGAAGCAGTAAGCATTATCTTACAATGCCAATACTCACTACCTTTAACCAAAATAGTAGTGGACAGATAATAGATAGACCCATTGATACTGTTATGGCAGGTGCGACAAGATTTGGTCTTATATCACCTACCCTTATTCAGTATCACAGTGAACAGAATGAGGGCGAAGTAAGAGGGCAAGAACTCACAGAACCAATAATGACAATTGACACAAATCCCAGGTATGCCTTATCGGTAGCACACATTATGAAAAATTACGGAGGTAATTATAAGGGCGCAGGAAGTTCAGTGGATAAGCCTCTCGATACAGTAACGGCAAAAGACCATAACGAGCTTGTAACTGCTCATATAGTAACGCTTCGGAATAATATGGACGGTCAGCCTATGGATGAACCTTTGACAACAATATCCTGTAGCGGAGCACACCACGCAGAAGTAGAAGCTTTTCTTGTAAAGTATTTTTCTACTGGTTCACCGAAACCTATAGATGCACCTCTTGATACGCTGACTACAAAGGACAGATATGCTTTGGTAACTATTCATGGAGAAGATTATATCATTGTTGATATTCGTATGAGAATGCTTCAGCCAAGAGAATTATTTAACGCGCAGGGATTCCCAAAGGATTACATAATCGAACACGATCCGGAAGGAAACCCATACCCGAAGACAAAGCAGGTAGCGAGATGTGGCAATGCGGTTACTCCTCCTGTGCCGGCGGCTATGGTAAGAGTTAATCTACCTGAATACTGTGAAGAAATACAAAAGGTGGTGACAACATGAGGAAATGCGAATACTGTGGTAAAGAGTTTGAGCCGAAGCAAAGCAGAAGTAAATATTGTAGCAGGGAATGTCAGGTAAAAGGTTTTCATGCAAGCAGACCAAAAGGGGAAACAAAGAAGTGCAAGTGGTGCGGAAAAGAATTTTTTGCACCACATAAGGGGATAAAATATTGCAGTCTTCTTTGTAAGATGAAAGCAGCGGATGAGCAACGTACTATAATTGCGGAGCAGAAGAAACAAGAGAAGAAACCTATCAAGTGTAAACATTGTGGAGCTGAGTTCGTTCCACGGCATAAAAGGCAAATATTTTGTTGCGAACAATGCGGATATGAATATCGTTATGAAC